TTCTGGCTTTGGCCTTCATTTTGTCCATGCGGTCCAGTTCTTCGCCGGACGCCCATTTGCTGCCGCCGCCAACGGTCGGAATGAGCATGCCCTCGCGTTTCTTGGGTGCGGTTGGCTGCGATTGACTCGCTCCACCTCCCGCTGCGGCTTGACCTCGTGCGGCTGCCTGCTCCATCTCGGCACGATCTTGGCGCATCGCCTCTTTTTCGGCCTCTTCGCGGGCGTCGTAGGTCGGACGAGTCGAGAGAGCGCCCTGCGAAGGTCCGCCCATGTAACGCTTGGCTTGGACGCCACGGATTTTGCTGCCACGAAACGGCTGGCCGAAGGCATTGAGACGCTGATACTGCTGAGTTGGCATAAATTTTAGAGGTAAAGGACTCCATCGCGGAAGCCGATAAAGCGGTTGTCGAATTGCTTCTGTGCGGCTTTTTGCTCCATCTCCTGCTTTTGAGCCTCGTCGGCATCAAAGGCCGTGTAGGCAGCTTTTTTCCTAGCAGCCGTGCGAGCAGCAACGTTTGCTTGGTCGAGTCCGCTGCCTCCCGGCGTGAACAGGCCACGGCGACGATACCGGCCACCGCCTGCTCGCGTGCCCTCGCGGTTCAGCATCGCGTTTTGGTTTTGGCGCATGGCCGTTGCCTCGTTGCGCCGGGCAAGCTCATCCTGGGCGGAGGCGTCGATTCCGGCGTCGATGGCCGCGAGTTGCGCCTGTCGCCGATTGGCTGCTGCACTCTGAGTCTGTGCAGCCCGCGAGGCCATCATTGCGGAGTAGCCTGGAATCACCGAGTCCACCGGAGTAAAAGACGCCGGTTGAAATGACGGAGCGTATTGGCCTTGGATCATAAAATGCAGCGGTGAAGGTTTGAGCAGTGTTCAGGACAACATGCTTCTGCCGTTCGTGTTGTCAAACATCCCGCGTGAACCGGCTGCGAAAAAGTCGCTCGGGCTAACTACGCCGTCTTGGCGGGCTCTCATCTGCACCTGCGGGTCGTATTTGGTGGCGAATGGTAGGTTGTGAACGCCGATCCCGAGGGCCATCACCCAATCGTCATGGTGCCCGCCAGCCGCCTGATTCGTGATCTGGAACATGCGCAGTTCCGTCAGCATGTGGGCGCATTCGACAATCAAGCCTTCGCCGTCGATCATCGCTTCAAGGCTCGCCAGCATCACGGGTTTAGTCGCCGATGTCGTGTCCCAGCCCGGCTCTTTTCGCTGTCGTTTGTCGCCTTTCGAGTCGGGGTGAAGGGTCCGCTCGTAGATGTTCTCGACTCCAGCCTCACGCAAAAGCTCGATAATGCCGTGCATGTTGTTGATTTCCGGCACTACCATAGCTCCGGCGTAGTAGGCCTGGATTGCTGCAACATGATCGCAGAACACTTTCAGGCCATCACGGCAGCTCACCATGATGGCTCCCACGGTCCTGGCCGGGTGAATGACGCGGTTTTCGTCCATAAAGGACGCTCGCAGGACGGGCAGGGCGTGAAAGTCGGGATCGCCGGTCACGACCTGTTTGGCTGTGCAGAAATCTATCGGGATGATGTATTCCCGCCCCCTCATGGGTCGCTCCCACTCGCGGAACCATGCCGTCTCGTCCATCACGGTCGTTGGCACCAACTGCGCCCGGCCCGTGGCCTTATCGTGTTTGATGTAGCCTGTCGTTGGGTCCGTTTTCTGCCTCATGCGCTCCATCCAGTCGAGGCCGCGCTGTGAGAACTTTGGTTGCAGCCCTGGGGCGCTCAAAGCCTCGTCCAGCGTGGACGGGAACTCGGTTTTCATGCCGTTTTTGAACGTGAGATGGTTCACGGCCCACCACTTCTTTTGCTCGTCGGAGAAGTCTTTCCCGATCTTGTCGCCAAGCTCGCGGAAGTACTCGGCTACGTCATGCGTGATCTCGCCTGTGATACTCACACATTGCGGGTCCGAGTGCCACGGGAAGAAGTAAATCACGCCTTCCGCGTTCGGGTTTTGCTCGATTACCGGCTGAATCATCTCCCAAAGGTCGCCCGCCCGGCCTCCGCGCCATGTCGTCTCGACCACCTTCCGACCCTTTCGAGCCGATGCCCACGCGCCTTCCCGGATTTCTCGGCTCCTCTCGCGGTCTTTCGGGTCAGTGGCGAACTTGCCCCACTCCGACACCCACAAGAGCGAGTTGTCACCACCACGGGCATTCAGACCTGCGTAAATGTGGCTGTCCATCTCGGGACTGGCACCACGGCACCGGATAGAGAGCTGCGATTCGTCCCGCTTTGGCGTCTCAAAGCCGGTCTTGAGGCTTTCCGGCATCGAGTCGAAGCAATAGCGGATGATCTCGCGCATCTTTTTTTGTGCGTCCGGCTGCGTCATGTCCACAAGGGAAACCTGCTGCCCGCCCGTCCATGCGCAAAGGTCGGTGGAGAAGATGCCGAGGCCGGTTGAGAAGCCGAGACGCCTGGATTTGATGATGTAGGCCGGGACGAGCGGCTTTTCGAGCAGGTGGCGAAAGATAAGCTCCTGCTCTGGCCGGGGATGAAACGCCATCGGCCTGCCGCCGCCCTCGGGACGCACGGAATAGAGGTTGTGAAGCCTCCACCACACGTCAGGGAGGTATTTTCGCAGCTCGGCAATGCCTGCATGCTGGATGTCTCCGGTAAAACTGTCGTGTTTGGCCCTCATTTTGTCATTTTCGTATTAGTTTCGGCCATGTTTTGAGCCTTTTGCGGTGTTGGTGCGGTGTGACCTGATACGAATATGACTTCAAGAGGCGGCTTTAGGAGTCACGTTTGCACCGTTGCGAATCCATGAAACGAGGTCCACGAGGGCGTCACTCTGTTTTTCCAACTCCTTGTCGGCCTTTGTGTAGCCGAGCAATGCGTCTAGGTGCTTTTGGGCATCCATTTTTGACGGGAGCTTAACCTTTACCTTGGTCACCACCACCTCGGGAGATTGCTCCTCATTGCCACATTCCGCGTTGCCTCGCTTTAATTGCCCACGCGATCCGCCCATTTGCACCTCGTCGCGCTGCACCTCTTGAGCCAAAGGTGATTCCTCATCCACATCACCAACGGGCGTTTCGATGACAGATTTACACCAAAGAATCGAATCCTCGATGCTGTGAATAATGTTTTTCCGTGCTTCGGCTCGATACCACTCAATTCTAGCCTGTATGTCAGGTATAGTCAGGAGGTCGTAGGCGCTTCTCCTGGCTGCCTCTTTGGAGGATTCTGGATAAGCCTGCATGTAACAAGCCGTGTTGGAAAGCGTCCGTTTTGCCATTAGCTGACAAAACCTTTCCTGCGCATTCGTGAGCGTCACCACCACCTCGGGAATCAACCCCTTCACCACGTTCCTTCCCCTCTTGGGAGGCGGGCGCTGTTTCTTGGCTCTACCCTTACGGGCCTTGGCCTCGCGTGGTGGTTTATCGGTCATGCGAGCACTGTTCATCCGAGCCAGAAAGAGGCAAGCGGGAATTATTTCTCCATTTCTGCAAAATTCCATTTGCGTGATACGAGCTTGCTTGTATGCTGTCCGTGCTCACAATGAGCGCAACATCAACAAACTAACGACCTAACACCATGGGAGACAGAGCTAACATCAAACTCAAGATCAAGTCCGACAAACCCGCCCTTTACATCTATTCGCACTGGAGCGGTAGCGAGCTGCCTGAACTGCTGCAATCCGCCCTCAAGGCGGCTATGCCACGCAAAGGCGACTGGAGTTACTTCACGCGCATCCTCGTGGATCAAGTGACCGCTGGCGGACGCGATGAGGAAACCGGCTGGGGACTTGGCTTCTCGCCGGATGACAACGAGCACAACCTGCTTGTCGTCAATTACACGGCGGGCACCGTCACGGCATGCGCCTTCGATGACGATTCCGACGAGCACGAGGGCGACCACATCGCCACCGTGACGTTTGCCGAGTTCTTGGCGCTTCCTGACCCGAACGGCTGGCGCGATCCGCAGTAACCACCCACAGGGGCCGCGCATCTTACACGCGGGCAACACCTCACCAACGACCACCTATGACACCTCCAAACATCACTCCCGGCCCTTGGCGTCAAGCCTCGACCGCCCAAGCTGACGAATACACCACCCGCATTCTGGCTGGACAAGGCACACGCTCTTTCCGGGTAG